TCAGTGGGCGACCAGCGCTTGTTGTGGGCGGTAGAGTCGCGCTTGGGTGTCGATGACCGAGCCCACTTCGATGCCCCGGAACTCGGCCACCGACTCGGTGAACTGGGCATAGCTGGCATCCAGCATGCCGTTGATCTCCTGCACGGCTTGGTCGGTGATCGGCTCATGGGGGGAGCCGTTGTTTTTGTGGTCGCCTCGGAAGTAGGTGTTGAAGGTGATGCCCATCTCGTCTTCCATGCGGCTGACTTCGTAGGTTTCGATAATCACCCCGATAGAGCCCACGCCTGCCGTAGGGCTGACGATGATGCGAGAGCAAGCCGCTGCCAGGTAGTAGCCTGCTGAATAGGCGGCGAAGTTGACCAGCGCGGTGATGGGCTTCATGGCGGTGCTGGCTCGGATGAAGGCGGCCAACTCTTTGCAGCCCATCGCGTGGCCACCACCGGTGTGGGAGTCGAGGAAGATCTCTTCAACATGCTCATGCTTGAGCGCGGCGGAGATTTGGCTGCGCAGCTTTTCGTAAGAGAGCAGCTCTTCACAGGCGGCGGTGATATGCCCGCGCCGTGCGACTAGCACGCCATGTACGGGGATCACGGCAATGCGCCCTACCACGTTCAAGCGCTGCATTTCGCGTTCTTCGCCGGTACCGGATTCCATGCCCAGGCTTTGCGGCATTTCATTGGTACGCCCCAGCAAACGAGGCTCCAGTACGTTGCGTACTGCCTGCACCAGCGTGGGGGTGGCGTAGAGCGGTGTGTTGAACACCATCGACGCGATGTGCGGGTAGTTGATCATTGCGTGCATGCGAGTATTCCCTCGATCTCTTGCAGTTGTTGGGGCGTGGCGTTGATCGAGCCTTCTAGCTGTTTCGAATCAATCATGTTCATCGGCGTTAGGTAGCGGTCACCGCCAGGAATCGGCGGCATGTTTTCCAACCGGCGAATGTCGTTAACGCTGAGCCAGCCCCACTGGCGGGCAATGGCGTAGGCCTCGAAGCGGCTCTTCTGGTCGCCACGCAGCAGGCCAGAGACGTTGAACTCGATGTAAAGGTTTTTGCGCTCTTCGGGCAGCAGGAGGTCGCGCATCATCGCGGCCTCTTTGCGCTTGATCCACGGCATCAAGGTGTAGATGACGAACTGCAGGCCCAGGTGCTCGATGTTGTTAAACGTGGCTTTATCCAGGTGCTGGATCATGTTGGGCGCGACGCGATACAGGCGGCAGATTTCCACCACGCCAAAGTTGCGCGACTCCAGCAGTTGGGCCTTTTCGTTGTCCATCGCCAGCTGTTTGTACTGCATACCCTCTTGCAGCAGCGCCACTGAGAAGGCGTTGCGTAGGCCACCGCCGTGGCGCTCGGTGAACTTTTCTAAAAGTCGGTCTACTTTCGCTTGATCCTTAATAGGGGCAGCTTCATGAGGCCGCTCAATCACCCCGGCCATGGTGGCACCACGCTGAAACACCGCCGAGGCGTGCTGCTCGGTGGCCATCGCTAGGCCGATGGTGTCGGCGTTGGTGGCGATGGGTGAGACGCCCGCATAGCCATCCAGCGAGAAACCCTTAACGTGATGCACCGAGCGCATCGGCAGGATCTGGTCTTTGTAGTCCAGCAGCTGGTAATACGGCAGGCCATCAGGCCCCTTCAGCACGCGCATTTTCTTGGGGTGCACGGGGATCAGCTCGGTTGGGTACTCGGCACCGTCGCGCTGAATCAGCGAGAACTCATTACCTTCCAGCGTGAGGCAGCCCATGCCTTGTTCGTAATACTCGAAGCTAGTGTCTTTCTGGTTGGGCTGGCTGTGAATCACGTCGTACAGCGGATGATCCGTGGCGCGGTCTCGGCCACCTTGGGCGTCGCGGCGGTAGATCTCGCAGGGCAGTTGGGCGACTGATTCCGCTAGCAGCGTGACGCAGGCACGCAGGGCGATACGCCTAGGGCGTTCTCGGTATTCACCATGGTGCCCGCGGCGCTTTGGCGGCTGCGGGTTGAACTTACCCAGCCGGTCCAGTTTTGGCTTTTGTGGCCGCTGCCACTGGCGGCGGACGTGAAGAGGCTTGGCCAGAACATTAGCATTCCTCTTCGTTGTTAGTGGGCTTGGCGGGTTGCGTTGCCCGGGCGGCGGCGTTGGCTGCCAGCCAGGACCACAGCAGACAGAAAGCGCCAGCAGTGATGTAGCCTGCCGCCGGCAGAATGAGCCACGCGCCAAAGGCCACCAGCCCGACACCTAGCAGGCCTACTGTGAAGGTGATGAAGTTGATCAGCATGTTACGTCCGTGGTGTCGTAGATGGATTCTTCTGGCTCGTCGTTTTCGGTGAGCACGGCGCGGCCTAGCGCCATCAGGGTGGCGATGATGCCGTCGATCTTGTTGTCGGGCTTTTCTATGCGTGGGTAGATGTTGTCTTTGGCGTCTGCTTTGGCGACCACGTTGCTGGCCATCCAGGTAAGCACCGGGTCTTTGCTGTGGCGGAAACGCCCACCGGTGATGGCGGCTTCCATTTCCCGCATGGCGGGGCTCATGTTTTGTACGGTGTTGCGGTATTCGATGATGCTGGCACCATCAGCCATGAGCTGGTGCGCCAGCTGCGTGGCTCGCCAGGGGTCGTAAGCGATTTCGGTAATCTCAAACTGCCCTGCCAGGTCTTTGATGTCTTCGCGGATCACATCGAAGTCGAGCTCTTCGCCATCGGTGATGATCAGGTCACCGCTGTTCACCCAGGTTTCGTAGGCGGCCTTGTTGTTGCTGGCTCGCTCTACGGCGCCTTCGGGTAGGTAGTTGCGGACAAACACCGTCCAGCGCGTTTTCATGCGGCCTTTCTTGTCGGCCACTTCATCGCGGAATAGCAGAGCAATGCTGGCGATGTCGGTTTTGCTGGCGAGATCCACCCCCATCCAGCAGGCCTTGCCGATGAAGTCGTCAATGCTGAGTGATGGATCCCCCAGGGCGTGCCAACTGGCCATGTTTAGCCACGCGGTGCGCGCACTCACCCACACGTTCAGGTGCTTGGTGAGGAAGCTGTTCTGGCGGCTAGGGTAGCGAACAGCATCGCGCTGGGCTTTGACCAGAAACTCTTCACTGACGGATATGCCGAAGTTCGGGTTGGCCTTTTTCAGAGCCGCCGGGGCTTTCCAGTCGTCGCCATCGTCAATGGTGTAGATGATGGCGAACAGTTCATCGTTGGGCAGCGCGTCATCCAGCATTTGCTGGGCTTGGCCGCGCTTGTCGTAACAGGGCCCTGCGATGTTGAAGCCCGCGGTAGTGATGATGAACATCAACGGTTGGTCGCGGGCACCCATGCCGGTGAGCATGGTTTCGTAGAGGTCCGGCGTTTGGTGTTCGTGATACTCATCCACTATCGCGCTAGTGGGTGAACTACCGTCGCCCGGGTTGCCGATCAGCGGCTCTAGGCGGCTGCCGTCTTCCGGTATCGAGATGTTCTTCGCCATGATCTCGATGCCCGCTGCACTCACCAGCGCAGGCGATTTGACCAACATTAGCCTGGCTGGCCGGAACACTTCCCAGGCTTGCTTTTCGGTGGTCGCGCCACAGTAGACCTCTGCGCCGTATTCGCCATCGGCGCAGAGCATGTAATTGGCGACGCCAGCGGCAATCACTGACTTGCCGTTCTTACGGCCGACCTCGATATACGCTTCCGTGAAGCGGCGAAGTCCTGACTTCTTTTTCCGCCATCCAAAAATGCAGCAGAAGATGAACAGCTGCCACGGCTCCAGCGTGATCAGCTTTCGCTCCCGCGCCCACTTGCCTTTGGTGTGGGGCAGTAGCTGAACGAATCCACAGACGCGCTCAGCTTCGTCTTTATCGAACCGGTGCGGATAGGATCGGGACTTCTGCGCCTTGAGATCGTCCAGGTGGCGTTGGCAGGCCTGCCGGACCTCTTTGCACGCGGGAATCTTTTTGGCCACTACGTCCCGAGCGTACTTGTTGGCGGCGTTGACGTTCGGGTAACTGGCCATGGTGCTTCATCGCTTTTTACCTAGAAGATCTTTGAATGGGTTGCCGGCTTCTTTCGCGCCCGGTATCGCAAGGCGGGCACGGCTGGAAGGGTCCAGGCCTAGGGCGCTGCCAAAGGTGACCATCTGCTTTAGGGATTCATTCGCCACGGTGCAGGCGGGGTTCTTCACTTCAGAGTTCAGGCCCATCACCGTGATGCCGTTCTTGGCGATGTCTTGCTCCGCCTTTCGCCACCGCGCATAGGCAGCGCAGTAGGCTTCCAGGTTGGCGATGTCAGAGCCGGTCAGGATTTTGGAGTTAACCAGCCAGGGGCCGATCTTTTCCCACATCTGAATGGCAATGGGGTCTAGCCACTCAGGCGGCAGCGGCACTTCGGTGAGCTCTTCGCCCTGGGGTTCGTCGTGGTTCACCGCCCGCTTTCCAGCGTTGCCTTGCACCGCTTTCAGGTGGCTGGGCTTCGGTTTGCGACCTCTTGTCATTTGCTAGTTCCTCGCGCCGACCTGATTTTTCAATTTCGCGGGTATAAAAATTTGATGGAGGCTGCGGTGTCCGCTGGCGAAAGGGTGTAGGGATTTGATCCCCCCTCCCCCTCAGGCGTCCGCGCCACGCCCCCGGCGTGCTTCCTGCTGCGTCTTCAGCTTGTGGCACGGCCTGCATATCGCCTGCAGGTTGTCGTCGCTGTCCGTGCCGCCTGAGGCGATATTAACGATGTGATCAACCTCAACTGCAGGCGTAAAAAAGCCCCGCTTTAGGCAGGGCTGGCAGAGACCTTTATCACGCTGCAGGATCCGGGCACGTATGCGACGCCATGGTCTGCCACCGCGATCCTGCTTTGCGGTGGGTGACTTCTTCCAGCTAACAGCCAACTCAGTGTGCTTATCGCAGTAGCCGTGCTTATGGGTGGTTTTGCCAGCGCACATCGGAGCGCGGCATGGGCGTGGTGGTGAGGATGGCATTGCGCTAACCTGTCTAGGCAAAATTAATTCTTGAGGGGTTCTTTATGTCTGACGTAGCGAATGCGCTGTTCCAGCAAATGCGATTAACCATCCTGCTGACTGCCAAAGATGGCGCAGAAGAAAGCCCGTTCCATCCTGCCTATCTATTGGCTTGGGATGATGGCGTTTACCCAATCCTTGATGATGGAGCTGATTGGCACAAGCCACATGCTGGACAGTTCCGCGTAACCAAAGAGCAAGTAGATCGCATCTTCTCGATTTTGTGTGACCACTGGGACGACAAAAAAGAGATCACTTTCTATGCGCTTGAAGACTTACTTGGGATCCATGGCTCTGCCTATTCAACCGGTGACTTCCAGAGACATGATGTAATTATTATTTGTCGCTATCTGTTCTTGCATGACCGTTTTGATAAAGAGTTTTGGTCCACTCTTTGCCGTAACGGGGAATGCCCCTCAGAGGCGCATGTCATCGCAAGTGACCGAGAAGTGGACATCTACTTCAACTAATCCTCGCCAAGATCATTAACTAGTACCTCCACTACCGCCGCCCGGTCTGCATTAAACCGGCGGCGAAGCGCCTCATATTCAGCCAGCAAGAGCAACAGGCCTTTGTTGCCCGGCAGAATCAGCGGCGGCGCGGGTAGCTCACTGGTTAAGTGCTCAGGAACCACCGGGTGGTGACACTGCATCTCCATCGGCTGAACGTTGGAGTTCGCGCACCCAATCAGTGATAACGCTAGGCCTATCGCTATCCAGCCACTCACCCGCTTCAGCATTGGTTTCTCCCAGTCGTTCCAGCGCCACTGAGCTGGCGCGCATGTCGTCAGCAATAATGTTTAGCGTTCGGTCGCGCTCGGCCATGGCGGCGTTGAGCGTTTCGATCTGCAGGCGCTGCCACTGCTGGTGCTCCTGCAGGATCTCTGCCCGCGCTTGCTGGCGCTCGGCTTCAGCTTGGTAGGCGTCCCGCTGGCTAGTGACGTGCTGCCAATAGAGATAGGCGCTCACAAGCGCTAGGCCTCCCAGCGCCCAACCCATCGCCCTACTCTTAAGCGCGCCAATCATTTGAGCAGCTTCCGAAGAAAACCCAGAAAGACCTCATAGAGGCCGTCTGCTTTTTCACGCATCCAATCAGTACCCAGGAACGCCAGAAACACGCAGGGTGGGAACGCAATGATGGGTGGCCAGCCTTGCGATTCCGCGATCCACAGGAATACAGGGAACAGTGGCGTTGCTAAGAGCGTGCACATCACCGCCCCCAGTAGAGAACGCTTGAAGCTGCCGCCCTCATGCACACCACGCACAAACGCCATAGCAAACGTCACGATAGAGACCAGCGCGATCGGCATGTACTCAAGCAGCCACTGCCAGTTGTTGGGGTCGCGGTTTGGCATGGTGCGTTTCTCTTTTCGTCTGGAATTCATGGCTCACCTCTCGGGCGGGCCTCGTCAGTTAGTCGATGGATACCCCGCCGCTGGCTTCATACACCTGCAGCAGTTCATCAGTAGCTAGCTCACGCTGGCCGTAGCCAGCACCTGGCAGGCTCGCCCAAATCTTCCGACAAGCATGGATAGCCTCTCGAATGCGGCCATCGTGAATGAGGGAAAGCGCCTTACATTGGCGAATGAGATGCACCGCGCCTAGATCTTGGTTGGCGGGTGTGAAGTCGGGCAGGTTAAAGCGCTTCGCCAGATCGTCCCAAGTGCGAGAGAGAAACTGGTAACGACCTGCCGCGCTGGAGTGGATTTCATAAGCAGGAAGCCAAATAAGCTGGCGTGGGTGATCGTCGTAACTGTCGAACGTCTCGCCGCCAACTATCACATTGTAGCCATCCTCATAACCGTAACGCGGGGTGCCTTCGGCATAGGCCAGCATATCGAGGAAAGCGGCCACGTTGCCCGCTCGCGTGTCTTTGGGCGGTGCTGGCTCCACGCGCAGCAGTTCCGCCTCCTCAAGCCAATGAGTAGGAGAATGAGCAGACATGATGACCTCGGGAAGAAACTTACTGCAATAAGGGGTAAGTCGAAGCACAAGCAGCAATGCATGAAATGGTAGCAGTAGCGTTTATAGCTCCCTCTTATCCAGCTTTAGTAACTGAAGAAGCAATAACTTGACTCGAAGCTGCTACAAAAGCAAAAGCCCTGTATCAGTGATACAGGGCTTGAAGAATGTAAAAACGCCTATCATACGTCTAAGCTACATCATCTGTTCCCGAAGCGCAACACAGTAAAAAAACTAGCCTATCAAAGACTGACTCTAATATAATGTACATTATAGTTAGATCACTAGAAAGGAGTTTTAAGCATGAGCGCTGAAAAAAATAATTTTCAATCGCATGAAGTACATGAGATCTTAAATAATTTAATAGATTATATGCATGAAAATTCAGACACCAGCAACAAAAAATCTTCTTCAAACCTAGCCAGATTAAACAAGATATTAATTAAAACCAGGATCGTCATTCGGTCTATCGACCCTGACTTCTACCCTGCTAACGAACTAGATAAAATACGTGACCTGATAATGAGTGAAAACATAATCACTCAGGTCACTGACGTAATAAGGAGAAATACAAGCTTTGACTATCAGTTAGCCAATCCTGAGCTAGAAGAGCTAACCAGAAGCGTATATATACTCTCAGGAATGTCTGATAAAAATGAGGAAATGGATAAACTTAAAAAACTAGAGACAAGCATTGCCCGTCGCCACCAAACGTATGAAAGCGAATTCATCAACCTCAAACTGGCATTAGAAAACGAACTCGAAGAAACAAGAGAAAAGATAAACAGAATACGATCACTGGAAAAAGAATTACAGGATCGCTCTCTACAAGCAAAAGAAATACTAGAGAATAACCTGAATCCGTGA